TAAGGCTACATTTACGCGCCTTGGGGTCTCTAAGGGCGACTTAATGGAACAGATATTAGCGGTTAGGGATAGTATAAAAGCAATAAACCCCGCTTACGGCGAAGGACATACGAACAGCTATTACAAGCGTTCGGGTGCTCGCGGTGCGGAGTTTATAGCGCATTGCTTTGAAAACGAGTTTGCAGGGAATCCGATATTTAAAAAATACCTTCCCGACTTGTACGAAGAAATGAAGGCAATAATAAAAGAGCTAAAGTAATTAGCCAAGGTATAACGTACCGTCCGGGATTTCGCCGACGTATTCCAATTTAGAAACGTCGCGCGTATCTTCCGGGTAAACGGGTACTAATACCTTCCCTTCTTTAACGCAGCGTTCCAAAATGCCGTAAAGTTTTTCGGGACTACTAACCGCGGTTTTAAGCAGTTTAACGACGCTTGAATATTCAGCGTTTGGGTAGTCTTCCGTAAAGTAAATAAAAAGGGCTTCGCCTCTTAGTTCGCGGGGGTCTATTTGATTATCCATGATTGAGGGTTTAAAATTGTTATTATTGAATTAGCAAAGATAGTAAAACTTTGGGGTAGTGCAAATTAGCCATATATATACGGCAGTACGGAAGGCATTAAAATACAGCTAAATAGCACCAAAAATGCCGCTTTTATTGGATATGTTTATAACCATTTGAAACCAATTACTACTATTTATTACCAAAAACAGACAATAGCAAAAAGTACTCATTTATTTTATTTTAGTTCCCCTAAACTAAGCCCCTTTTAAGCCCCTACCAAGGAGCTACCAAGCCCCTACAATGACCCCTGTTTAACCCCGGATAAAAAAGCGCAACTTTAGAAGTTATAATAAAACGCTTCTTTATTATACTAAAAAGTTAAACGCTTATATATCAATATTATAAATAAGAAAAAGCAAGCCCCTTACAAGGGGCTACCAAGGGGCATATATAGCCCCACTGTATATGGATAAAGATAAAGATATGGATATAAAGGGGGTGTAGGGGGAAACAAAACGAGATAGTAAGACAAGACCCTTTTATAAAATATACGAATAAAGAACGTATGACTATAAGACGTTCTTATTACAGGCAAATTTAAGGCGTGTGCTATTTATTCCCTTTGGGTGGTACAAATTAACGCGTTCGACTTTAAAAGGCTTAAAACGCTTTTTGCGAAAAGATGTTGAAAGAATAATGAAAACTAACTTTGAAGTTTGAAAAACGTATTATAGTAATACGCTATTTTTGCTTAACGTTCAACTAAAGTTATAAATAACATGAAAGAAAAGATTTTAGCACTACTGCTGGCACAGTTCGCAGGCGTGCGTAAAGACGGGCTTAACCATTTGGCTAACGCAATAGCCATGCAAGTTAATACCGAAGACGAAGTAACCGCAGCCGTAGGTAAGCTTACCGCCGACAGCGTAAACGCATTTGTTACCGATTGGCGAAAAGAAGCAGACGCAGAAATTACCAAAGCAAACAAGACTTACGAAGACGGCCTTAAAAATAAGTACGACTTTGTAACAAAGAAAGAACCGGATAAAGGCGGCAACCCCACACCACCAACACCCGGCGGAGTTTTGGACGCTGCAGCTATTCAGAACATTGTGGCCGAAGCCGTAAAGGCCGCTACTTCCCCTTTATTGGAAAAAGTAGCCACACTTGAAGGCGGAACCATTAACGCAAACCGACGGGAAGCACTTGTAAAAGAACTCGCCAGCGTTCCCGAAAGCTATAAAACAAAGGTTTTAAAAGACTTTGATAGAATGGCATTCAAAGACGAAGACGGTTTTAATGAGTATTTGAACGATACCAAAACCGATGTAGCGGGCTTTAGCCAAGAAATGGCAGATAAAGGCCTAAGCAACCACGATAAACCCATTTTTGGAACCGTGAACCAAGACGGCGTTAGCGCGGGTGTACAGAACTACATCAAAGAACAAACCGGCGGCAGTACGCTAACGGGAAAAGAAGTTTAACAATTAAATTTTAAACAAAATGGGTCTTATAATTCAGAGAAAAAAGGACGTTCGCCAAGTTCCGGCGTTCACCCATAAGCTCGCAGATATTCCCAATGGGGTTACGGTTAATTCATCCGAACTCGCATCCAGCATTTTGCAGGAAGGCACACCCATAGGAAAGGATGCAAACGGGCTTTACCACGTTGTTAAGGTTGCGATTTTAACCGCCGCCAATACGACCGGTGTTGTTTACACCATAAAAAAAGGACACTATTTCAAGGTAGGCAATTTTGTAATGTCAGCTACAGGGGCCAAGGCTTACGCGATTACTTCTATTGCTACCAACGCAACTGACGCAACCAGCGACGACATTACACTGGGTACAACCATTGGAACCGCCTCTAAAGGAGCTTGCCTGTATGAAGCAGCCGCCGAATCGGCTACTACTACTTCCGCTTTCAAATACGATGCTATGGCCTTGGTAGGCGAAAGTTACGACGTTGAGCAATTGACGAACCACCTTGTAAACGCGATTACAATCGGCCAAATAAGGGAATCAAACATTAAAGCCGTGGGCGCGCTTGTAAAAGCCAAAGTTCCCGGTATTCTTTTCATTTAAAAGTAGGAGGAAAAAAGCATGTTAAAATCATTAATGATTGGCATAACCGAAAAGGATATGCAGGCCGTAATTAACAGTTACGACTTAAAGACGAATTACTACCCGTCTTTATTCCCCCTTCGCGAAAACTATACCCTTTCTTGGAAGGCTCTCGAAGCACAGACAGGGTTAAAGATTGCCGGCGACCTTGTGGCAAGGGGATCGACAATCAGCAAGAAAACCCGCGAAGCTATTGCACGCATACAGGGAGATATCCCCAAAATTGCGATTAAGCGTACCAAAGACGAAAACGAGTTGAACGAATACGACGTAATGGTCGCAATGACTTCTCAGAACCCGGACTTACGCGCGCTTGTAGAAGCATGGGCCGAAGATACTAAGTATTGTTGGGACGGCGTAGCCGCACGTTTGGAATGGATTGCTTTACAGTCTATTTCTTTGGGTAAGGTAACACTTACCAACGAAAACAATAATAGCGTAATTAGCGAGTACGATGTGGATTACCAAATAGAGGTAGACCAAAAGGTAGGCTTCCAAACAGGCTCTGCAGCTTGGGGTACTTCCGCTTCCGCTAAACCTATTACCAAAGACTTTAAAGCCATTGTAAAAGCAGCTAAGGCAAAGGGTATTTCTTTGAAATTCGCCTTTATGAACCTTGCCACATTTGCCATGTTCGCAGAAACCGCCGAAGTTACCAAACTGGCCGCTTCTTTTGCTTCTAACGCTTTGAGTATTGCATATACCCCAAGTGTAGAACAGGTTAATACCGCTATTAAAGGCCTTGCATACCTTAACGGTTTGCAGATTGTAGTTATCGACCAAGATATTACAATTGAGAAAGCAGACGGAAGCCGTGTTACAGGTAACCCATTTGCCGACAATGTTGTAATGTTCAGCGAAAGTAAAGTTTTGGGTACTACCTACTGGAAGAAACCAGCAGATATGAATATCCAAGGAACTGCCGCAATTAAGGCCATGAACGGCAATACTTGCATTAAGAAGTACAGCAACGAAGAACCAATAGAAGAAGTAACCGTAGGGCTTGCAAACGCTTTCCCTGCTTGGACTTCTTCCCAGCGTTCCTACTTGATGGACGTAATTAACGGTTCTTGGCTTGCTGGCGTAGCGCAATAAACTAAAGGGGGAGCTTTAGGGCTTCCCCTTATAAAGCCGTAACCAATGACGTACAAAGAATGGATAACAAGAACCGTAGCTAAGTTTCAGCTAACAGCCGACGACGTAGAACTATTGCTTTGTAACCAAAGCGAAAGAATACCTACCCCGGACGCTATAGTAGACGTACGCACGGCGAAAATAGCACTATGCCATGAGTTCGCAACGATTCTACCGCTTGCTAATATTGGCGAAGGCGGCTATTCCATTAGTTGGAATTGGGAAGCTTTAAAGTTTTGGTATAACACGACTTGTGTCGAGGTTGGATTAGTCCCAGCAAACAAGCCTAAGATTAAGAACAAGAGTAACGTATGGTAACTTCCTATCAATACCCTCAATACTTATACGCTTTGAAGCACGAAGGCGACGCGACCCAGCTACCTAACGGAAGTTGGCAGACGAACCCGAAAGCTTGGGAGCTAAAAGCAATTTGCAGGGAAGAAACGAACGGTAAGGGTACGAGTATCCAAACAGCCGACGGAAGAACCTTTGTTTTCGCTTCGCTTATTCAATTACCAAAAGGAACGGCCCGGATTAACGAAGGGACGGAACTTTTAGTAACAAAGCAGGAAGTAAATGTTACCGACCTTTTAACACCTTGCTTTATTGAGTCCGCCGTCATTTCGGGGATTATTGTAGTAAAAGGCGTTTGCCAAAAGTTCGACTTAGGCCGCCTTCATTGTAGAATTTGGATTTAGAGCCTATAGATATGCAAAGCATTGAAACCGACGACCTATTATTTGAAGTATTAAACGCTTCCGTAGCCATTAAAAGCGCGCTTTCCGGCGGTGTTTATGTACAGGGGGAACGTCCGGACGGTTCAGAGTTGGAAGACGTGGTTATTAATAACCTAACATTTTCCCACGAAATACCACAAAGCGGAACTTCAAACGTAAACATACACGTCCCCGACCTTAAAGTAATGATAGGCGGAAAGGAACAAAGGAAAGCAGACCGGGAACGGCTTAGACTTCTTACGGGTATAGTGTTGGAGACTTTAAAAGCCGCGCGTATAACAGGCCTAACCTTTTGGATAACCAACGAATCGGTTATCAAAGAACCGGAAGTTTCGCAGCACTACAACAATATCCGTATTTCTTGGAACATACAAATAACGAATTAAAAATTACAGTAAAATGGGAAAATCTATTATTACGTTGGGCCTTTCAAAGATTGAAGTAGGGGCTATTGCTGTAGATGGCGGCATGGGTACTACTTTGGCTTCACTTGGATATACATACCAAGATACTTGCAAAATGACGCAAGAAGACCCGCAAACTACAGACCACTACGCCGAAGAAGTGGACGACCCAGTAGTGAGCATTAGCCGCGCGGGTAAAACTCTTTTCAATTTTTCTATCATGAACCCGACCGTTACCGTATTGGCTGACATGTTGGGCGGAGCCGCAGACGAAACAGCCGAAACATGGGCTGCACCGGCTAAGTTCCCCGCAGTAGAAAAATCAGTAAAGATTACGCCGGAACAGGGGTTAAAATTCGACATTCCGCGTATGCGCCTTGCCGCTAAGATTAACGCCGAGTTCAGCAAAAAGGGTATTCTGCTTATTGAGGTAAGCGGTACGGTTATGGTCCCAGGGAAAACCGGAGTAGCCAAAATGACAGGTACGCTATTGGCCTAACTAAGGGGTTTGTAGCATTACTTTAACCCGAAAGCCCCCGTATAACTATTTTCGGGGGCTTTCTTAATTTATACACGTATGAATGAAGATATTAAAACAGATAAAACACCGGTAGAAATGGAACGCGAAGAACTTAACCTGCTTGTAAAAAATGGGGTAAAGTTCAGCATTTCAACTAAGATAAGGAAAAGGAAGAATGGCTTACGGAGCTTCTTTCAAAAGCCGGAAACGGTTGTAGAAACTACTTCCTACGAAATACACGAACCGACCCTTTCTATACTTGACCGGCTAAGTGAAATTTGGTTAGATATGGAGTTAGACGAAGAAAGACTTAAAGCCGATTCCGGGATAATTGAAGAAGCCAAAAGGTTAGCTAAAAAGAACGCCCTTAAAATGGCCCGTATTATAGCTATAGCCGTATTGGGCGAAGATTATTACATAACCGAAGTTACACGTACTGGGAAGTATAAGAAGTACAACGACGACAAAGAGTTAGACCGATTAACTAATGTTTTCTTTGACGCTATTAAACCTTCCAAGTTAGTAGGCCTTTCTTCTACCGTAACCAATATAAGCAATTTAGGGGATTTTTTAGCCTCTATGCGCTTAATGAGCGGCGCAAGAACAACACAACCGAGAAAGGAGCGCATAGAGTAACCGGGCTTAATAGCCCATACGGCCGCCGGGGTTCGATTTGCGCCCACCTTGGCTGGACTTGGGAATATTTACACCATGGCATCGAATGGGCCATAGTACAAAGGATTTTAGTTGATTCTCCAAGCGTAGAAAACGAAGACGAAGAAACTACCGAAGTACAGCTTTCATCCGAAAACGCCGACAAAGTTTTACAAATGATTAATAGCATTAACCGATGAACATAAAAGGCGGGGCTTTAGAATTCGACATTATAGCGAATAACGGCCAAATAAACAGTGCTTTGGATGAAACTAAAAAGCGAGTACAAGGCTTCACAGATGCGACAGTAGAAGGCGGCGACAAAATGGAAGTAGCCTATAACGCCGCGGCCAAACAAATAGAAATGGCCTTTAATCAGCTTGATTCAGCCGGAAGCCAACATAGGAAGAAAATAACAGAGCTTGAAGCCGAGTACAAGAAGCTTGGAACGGCGGCCGGCGGTGCTTATTCTAAAGACGTAGGCGGTGGCGGGTATAGAACCGATAGGCAGCAAGCTATAGTAGGCGAAATAAAAGTAAGGCAGCAACTACTTAGCGAGATTGAAGCTACCGCTAACGAGTTGAACAACGAACAGGATAAGTTAGACCAGCACGCCCAAAAGGTAGATAACAACGTAAGTGCCGAACAGCGGTTAGCAACCGTACAAAGGGGTTTGATTAACGAAATGGCTAAAATGGAATTAGCCGGGGAAACCAATACCGAAGCGTACAGGAAGATACAAGCCGAAGCGGGCCGCCTAAAGGACACGTTAGGAGACGTAAAGCAGCAAGCTAAGATTTTAGGAGACGACGAAGCCACATTTAAGGGGGTTATGTCGGGTTTAAGCGGTTTAGCGGGCGGCTTTTCTGCTGTAACCGGTACAGTTGCTTTGTTTTCGGGCGAAAATGAAGACTTGCAACGCGTAATGACTAAAGTACAGTCGGTTATGGCTATTACTTTAGGAATGCAGCAAGTAGCCGAAACACTTAATAAAGATTCATACGCCCGCGTAGTTCTTTCTACTAAGGCGCACGAATTTTGGGCCGCCGTAAAACTTAAAGCAGCCGGGGCAGAGGCGACCGAAACAGCGGCCACAGTTGCAAATACCGTCGCAAAGACAGCGCAGGAAACAGCTACAGCTGGCGCGACCGTTGGCGAAGTAGCTAATACGGTAGCTACAGGAGCGCAAGCCACAGCGGCCA